GGGCCCTTAGGTATTTGAATGCCCACATAGTCTTTCATTTCCGGCGTTGACAATGCAATATTGACCCCGCCGTCTGCATAGATTGGATAGTAAGTTTTGCTATTAGTAGGCAATCCTAAATCGCTATTGTACTTAGGAACTGTTAATGATTGGAAACTATTAGGGAATAGTTTCCTAACATCTAATAAATCAGCGAGAGATTCTAGTCCCTGAGTTTTAACTTGCATGGGTGCTAATACAGCTTGTAAGTTTTCGCCGCGGATAATCAAAAAGGCACTATAGATTTTCTTTTCTTGATCTTTGGTAGGAGTCAATATACTACCAGAAGATAGATTAGTTACGTCAGTAGATTCTAAACCGGATGCTAGTAATGCAAGAACCAAATCTTGGATAACTGCATTATTTTGACCCAGTGTCGCTAACAATAGTGAGGGCAAACCTAATGCATCCAATCTACTCAAATTAATTAGATTGCCTAAGTTTTCTAAATCTTCTCCAAACTGTCTAGTTGCTAGACTTATACCCATGATATCGGCACTTACCAAATCATCCATGTTACTATACGAGCCATCCATAAATGTTTGACTATTGTGGGAAGACATTATGATTTGGTTAGAAGAATTGATGAATGCAGCAGATGACATTAATGAAGAACAAAATTCCTTATATGCCGGTGTTGATGCATTAACAGTATCACCATTCCAATTGAATTCATTCCAAGCCTGCAATGCGTGTAATCTAATATACCCCCACTGCGTTACTGATTTATTAGGATTAGTAGTGTCGTATGGTATCCAAGTTGCATTTTGCTTTTGGTCAACTACGCCATTTCCTTGTAGAGGATCTGAGTATCCAGCGAGAGCAGTGGCATCATAGTTTCCATATCCAGATGTTGCGGGTCCGGGATAAGGAGGATTAACTCCGTCTCGTGTAATACCCTGTCTTGCACCATATGCAACTGCACCAGTAGTCCAATTGCCGGTTGGGTCTATAGCTTGATATGTGGGCGGCTTAGAATTACCTAATGCGCCTATTGAAGTAGAGCCAATTGAAATTAGATTGTTATAAGTTGCGTCTGAGAGGGTTGCGTTGCTGTTTCCGGGGCCTTGCAAGTATCCATCATTAATTGCATAAGTTAATGTGTGTAAGCAAGTATCAGTGACGCATTTTCCTGGAGTATAACTAACGTTTGTTTTGCTAGAACCCATATAAGATGCAGCAACAGGGTTAATAGTTAATCCCTGGTTAAAAAGGTAAGAACCATTTACGTTTATTCCTAAGGGACTTTGTTTACCTGTATCAGCCATACATCACCTTATGGAACATACACATTAGGACTACCTTGCGATATCTTGTGTCCGCATGTATTTCCTGACCCAACTCGTAGAACAGGTACTCCCTCAGCAAAAACAGTAGGACTACCCTCAGTAGTCTTAGCTGCTTTATGCTTGTTTTTGCCGTGAGGAGTAATGTCGCTAACGTGCAATCCTACTGCGATACCATTTGCAAAAACTGTACCGGCACCTCGGACAATCTGTCCTCCTGCATCGTTTTGATCACCTTTTCTACTGAGTTGTGCCATTCATTATCCTAAAATTAACTTCTTGTCAGGTACTACTAGACCTGTGGTAGCCTCAATATACTTTGACTTGACGCTTTCATCTGTCAAAGCATGGATTGTAACACTATTAGTATTTAGTCTTGTTTCGGCCTTCGGATTTGCAGTAAACAAACTTGCAATCAATCCAAGACCTTGAGGTCCGGGAGCTACTGAAACTGGATCATGCAGTAATATGTAGTTGTCTTCAATGCTTGTTACTCTAGCAACTACTTCTTCGCCGCTAGTAAGCTTAAAGGTGTATACTTCACCTGTCTTAATATCTTTCATTATCTTTCCTTATGCTGCGTGTGGGAGCAGTCTTGCTCTGAGTTGGTCAAACCCACCCACATATTCATCGTCAATAAAGATTTGCGGGACTGAACGAGCATCAGGAACTGCTGCTAACAAATCTTCCTTGGTGTACGTATCACCAATCTTTCTTTCTTCAAACTCAATTCCCTTCTGAGTTAGAAGTGTCTTTGCCTGTACACAATGGGGACAGGCGTCCTTTGACCATACAATTGCTCTCATTATTTTTCTCCTTATAATTCTGGAAGTGCTTCGTAATCTAGCGTGTCAGTCATTACCCCAATGACATAACTAGTAGATTCTGATTCTTGTAATGCCGTCTGCTTTTTGCTAGTATCGCTGTGTTTGTTGAACCAAGGAATGGGAGTATTCTTTGGTGCTGGATTCCAGTACTTAATGCCAATCTGCTTAAGTGCATCTACTGCGGTGTAGTCAACAAAGTCGCAAAGAATTGCAGCATTGAGGCCGATAACTGGGCCCTTCTTAAATAGATAGTTGGCCCATTCTTTTTCTTCACGAATAACATCCGCGTAAATCTTAATGACTTCTTGTTCACAGTCGACCTTTGCTTTAGCAAAGCGAGGATCTTCCTTAACTACTTGATTAATCATCCAAGCAGTCCACTCTTTGTGTAATAATTCGTCTTGTAGAATCAAACTGATAATGTTACCGTTACCCATAAACAACTTGTTCTCAACCATTGCAAGACTTGTGGCGAACGACACCATAAAGCGAAAAGCCTCAAGTGCGTAACTTGCATGGAGTGCTAACCAAATTGCATTGATATGCTCTTGTTCAGGAACGTCAATGCCGATTTCTTTCTTACAATTAAGAGCATGTAGCTTATCATAATAGTCACCAATGCTTGAGGCCATGTCAATGATTTCCTGAGTGTCGTGAATCGTGTTGAACACTTCCTTAGGAACATTGTAGATGTTGCGAATGATGTGGCTATATGAGCGAGAGTGGATGTTTGTTTCAAAGAAACTCCAGTTACTCATAATAGCTTCAAGTTCGGGGATAGAGCAGACCGGAGTAAAGACCTGTGCTGGTGCTCTACCCTGCAAACTATCAAGTGCAGTTTGACGAAGAACATTGCTGGTAAAGATGTGTGCAACAGCTTCACTGGCGTCCTTCATGTCATTGGCATCTTTACTGAGATTGACTTCTTCCGGAACCCAAAAGAATCCACGTGCAGTCTGTTCAATCTTTTGTAGCTTCTGATACTTGACTTCTTCAAAACGCTGAATAGTTACAGGACCTGCAGGGTCAAGGAACATCTTGCGAGTAAGATAATCTGTTTTAGTGTGTAAGTTATATTGTTGCTTGCTCATCTTAGTCCCTTAATAGTTTGGTAATTGTTTGTGCTAAATCTTTGAACCAACGTTCGTCATGTCCCCTAGTTGTTTCGGCAGCAACGCCGATTCGTACTCCGCTAGTTTCAATGAACCCGCGAGTATCATTAGGTACGCCATTCTTATTTACAGTAATGCCATGAGTTTCTAACAAGTCAGCAAACTCTCTACCGCTGTACTTTTCATTATTTAGATTGATCGTCATCATGTGACAAGCAGTGCCTCCACTAACAACATCAACATTAGCTTCAATAAACTCTCTGGCCATTGCTCGTGCATTAATCTTGATGCGCTTTGCATAAACCTTGAATTCTGGCTGCAATGCTTCATAGAAACACTGTGCTTTAGCAGCAATGATGTGCATCAACGGGCCACCTTGAGTACCGGGAAACACTGCACCATTGATCTTCTTATTGTAAGACTCATCATTCCAAAGTATCATTCCACCTCTGGGACCACGCAACGTCTTGTGTGTAGTAGTTGTTGCAACATGTGCGTAAGGGAATGGATTTGGATATTCGTCTGCTGCAATCAATCCTGAATAGTGACTGATATCAGCTAATAGAATAGCGCCAACACTATCAGCAATTTCTCTGAAACGGCGCCAGTCAATGACTTGACTATATGCACTTGCACCTGCAATAAGCATCTTGGGCTGAACTTGTCTGACTAATTCAGCTACGGCATTGTAGTCAATCAAACCGTTTTCGTCAACGCCATAGCTATAAGCTTCAAACCACTTGCCACTCGCATTAACTTTTGCACCGTGACTTAAGTGGCCTCCGCTAGCTAAGTCCATACCAACAATCTTGTCATTGGGAGTCAGGAAAGCTTTGAATACTGCTAGATTGGCATTGGCTCCTGAGTGCGGTTGAACATTAGCAAACTTGCAGTTGAACAATTGAGTAGCATATTCAATTGCAAGATTTTCCACTTCGTCAACATGTTCGCAACCATTATAGTACCGCTTGCCGGGCAGTCCCTCAGCATACTTATTAGTAAGAATACTTCCACATAGTTCCATAACTTCTGGACTAGTAAAGTTTTCACTAGCGATTAGTTCAATGGTGTTTTCCTGTCTGACCTTCTCTTTGTTGAGAATATCTGAAATGCGTGTGTCAATCATTTAATAATTCCCTGATGCAAGAACGATTTTACAAATATGTTCTAATCTTTCAATATGCTCATATGCGCGCCAGGGACTAGTATCAATTGCAACTACGCCATGTCCTTTGATGCCCACGATATCATATGCGATGTTACCCTGACTGTCAAGACCTAAGTTAGTGTGACATTCTGTTGCAAGTTCTTCACTGATCGGAGGAACTTCCCCCACATTCGGTGCGACCCTAGTGTATCTGCCCAACTCAGGGAAGTGTGTCACTAACTCATTCAAGTTGATACCGGCATGCATTGCAGCAACACAGTATGTAGGGTGAACATGCACTACTACACGAATGTCATCACCGTGCTGACCCATATTCTTTAGCAAGCCATAGTGTAGCGGAATCTCTCCGCTAGGTGTTAGCTTTTCGGAGATATCGGTGTACTTTGCAACTTCCCAGCCATTTTCAACTAAATCAATTTTCTTGAATTGATCTGGTTGTAATGTCTGTTTTCTTACGCCACTAGGAGTGATGAAGAAATGGTTTCTATCGTGGTGTCTTATGCTTACGTTACCGTCTCTGCTGGTAATCCAGTTACGGGCATAGGCATCCTTTAAAATATCACAAATTGTTTCTAACATTATAACTTACAACTTTCGCAGTCACCGTCTTCTTCAAAGAAATCAATTTCTTCAAGCGGTGCATCATCTTCTACTTCTTTCGCGCCCTTCTTATTGATCAAGCTGTAATAGATAGTCTTGATTCCCCACTTACTTGCAAGCATTAAGTTCTTTGCGATGAGCGTTGTAGGGACCTTACGATCAGGGAAGTGAGCAGGATTGTAGAAGGTATCTGTGCTGATTGACTGATCCATGTAAGCGGCTAGAACAGCGGAGGTCTTGAGATAACCAACACAATCAGTTTGGTCCCACATAAGCTGATACTTGTTCTTCAACTTCTGATATTCAGGAACAACCTGAATGAACGATCCAGCCTTTGATTCCTTGACGCTAATTAAACTCATTGGCATAGCAATGCCGTTCGTTGAATTGATAACCACCGAACTTGATTCTACCGGAGCAATTGCACCAACTGTGGCATTACGCACACCGTACGCCTTCATTTCAGTGCGTAGTGTTTCCCAATCAAGTTCAGGAGTAAAGTCTGCTAGTTCGTTGACACCCTTTGATCTAAGTTCCCAAGGGAAGATGCCTTGACCATAGCGAGTCTTGTCACTGTCTAAGCACTTGCCGCGTTCCTTAGCAAGTTCAACGTTTGCTTCCATCAAGTAATAAGTTTGATGTTCACCCCAACTCTTGATTTCTTGCAATGCATCTTGTTCTCCATACTTGTAGCCGCGCTTTGCATGCCAGTATGCAAGATTAGTAACGCCGATGCCGATTGGTCTGATTTCTTCGTTTGATAGCTTGCTTTGGATTGACAAGAAGTCCTGATAGTCTAGGATATTGTTCAAGCTACGCAATAGAATGCGACATGCTCTACGCATATCTTCTGGATTTCTAAATGCACCCCAATTCATTGAACCAAGTGTACAAAGAGCAATACGACCGGTAGGATCGTCTAAACGCTTGAATGGCTTTGTGGGAAGAAGGATCTCAACACAAAGGTTTGACTGATAGATTGTATGATACTCAGGATCAAACGGACCCTGATTCATTACGTTATCAATGAACACGAGATAGATTCTACCTGTGTCAGTGCGCTCCTTGAGAATGCCTCCCTTGAAGACTTCCTCAGCACTCATTACCTTTCTACGCAAATCCTTACGCTTTTCATACTTCACGTAAAGTTCTTCAAACTTTGCGGTGTCCTTGTAGAATGCTTCATACAGGTCAGGAACTTCGTTTGGATCAAAGAACGTGATATTCTCTTTGTTCTTGAATCGCTTCCAAAAGAATGCAGATAGAACTACACCGTAGTCCATATGACGAACACGAGTTTCTTCCGTACCCTGATTGTTCTTAAGAACGATCAAGTCATCAAACTGATGGTGCCAGATAGGATAGAATACAGTGGCACTTGCGTTACGAATGCCACCCTGTGAGCAAGAACGTAAGTCACCGAACCATTTCTTCAAAAACGGAATCATGCCAGTGTGCATGATTTCGCCCCCGCGGATAGGCGAACCGAGGGGGCGAAGCCTGCCGATTTCTAAGCCAATGCCAGCACGTTTGCTAGCATACTTAGCCATCATTTCTCCCGAAGCAAAGATTGAATCTAAGTCATCGTCACTGCGAATAAGAACACAAGAACTAAACTGCTTAGTAGGAGTGCCCAAACCAGCGAGGACCGGAGTAGCAAGAGTGAATAGTCCATCGCTTGCTGCATTGTAGTATTCTTTAACGAACTTAAGACGCTTGCTAGCTTCTTCCATATGAAAGACTGTAGCTGATGCGACCATATACCGAACTTGAGGAGTTTCATAGATTTCCTTAGTGGCTCTATTGCGAACAAGATATTTTTCAATCATCTGTTCAATTGCTGCGTATGAGTACTCCTCGTCCTTCTCATGGTCAATGAATTCATCCATCTTGTTCCATTCATCTTCCGAATACCATTCAAGAAGTTCGGGAGTGTAAAGGCCCACCGATATATTCTTCTTTACAATCTCATACAATGATGGTGGGTTATAATTTCCATATACGTCTTTACGAAGCATGGAAAGTCTTTGTCTACCTGCGACATATTGGTAGTTGGTGTGACCGATATCGGGATTAGCCTCAATATCAATCAAATCCACGATAGCTCTAAGAGTGATTTCATCAATCTCTCGTGTAGTTATTCCATCGTAAAAATGTGGATGTGCTTTAATTTCAATCATGGATTGGCTTACATCAGCCGTTCCATTGCATACTTTTGTAATCTGTTGTTGCCACTTTTCTAGGGACAGTGGCTCTTTGTTCCCTGATCGCTTTGTTACATTAATCATTCTTTGCCTATTTTCTGTTTTAATGGTTTAATATCAATTTGTTTGAAGTTAGTGAAATCTGATAGACATGTATTTAATACTGAATCAGGGTACCAATTCATTATATATTTTGCGTTGTCAACCAGGACTAAACATACGTTCTCATTATTATCGTCTAAACAGTCCACAAAGTCAATGTTTTTTACACCCAATAGCATAAGTGTGTATACCATTCCTAAACCTCGGGCATATTTACAATAGTTATTATCACTAATGAGTTCCCATGGATTGGGCCAGTCGGGCGTGTCTGCTGGATGTAGATAGTGATTGACGAGTGGGGTCTTTTGCCAAAACTTGTCTACTTCAACGCAGATACTTTGTATATCGCCGTTTTCTAAAGATTGTCTAAGCGAATGCCATGCACGAAGACGAGTATAATAGTCTAACAGAAAAATATTCATCACATTAATGATACTTATATTAGATGCTAATCAACTGTTAAAATGTGATTCTAAATCCCGATCCAGCTATGTTAGTGAATATAATCCCCCCTACTGCTAGAGAGTTAGTACCGGTAATATAGCTGATACTTAGGTAGTCATTTGTTCCCCCGCCGGCAAATGTCAAGCCAGTATTATTACCACCGTTAACACTATTAGCACCAACATTCCATGCAGTCAGTTTAAATAATGTTGCATTAGATGTAGAGGTTGACCCAACGGTGACTAGATTGCCGGCGGTGCCTGCAAGATCAAAGTTAGTAAAGGATTGCGTTTCTCCTGCACCAAACAAAACAGTGCATGGTTGAACAGTATTGTTGAACGTAGTGAATGTATTATTCTGTCTGA